GAAATTGCTATTGCTGCCTTAACGAGAGAAATAGATTTTAGATCGAACCAGATCGACAAGGACATCTTGCAGTTAGAGGAAAGAATAAAAGCTCTAAAGACAGAAAAGGCTGGCCTTGAGACAAAGCGTGAAGATAAACTCTCCGTGATTGAAAACGAATATAAGGCTAATGTCGCCAAGTATGATGCGGAGGTCGAGGAATACCGCCAATATGCGGATAAGGAAATTAAGGACTATTCGGAATTGCAGGAAAAGGCAAGCCTTACCGAGAAGATGAAGTCTCATATTAACGAGTATCACCGCATGATCGGTTTACAAGGTGAGGTTGAGAACTTGCAGGCTCAATCCGAAGAACTCACGCGAAAGATTGAAAAGGCGCGCACTCTTCCGGGAGAAATCCTTGAAACCGCTACTATCCCTATCAAGGGCCTAAGTGTAAAAGACGGAATCCCGCTTATCAACGGATTGCCTATCTCCAACCTGTCAGACGGTGAAAAGTTAGACCTTTGCATCGATGTAGCACTGCAAAAGCCGAATGGGCTACAGATTATCCTTATTGATGGGGTTGAGAAGCTATCTACAGAGCTTAGAAATAAGCTTTACGCAAAATGCAAGTCTAAAGGCCTGCAGTTTGTAAGTACGAGAACCACGGATGATGATGGATTAACTGTGATTGAATTATAGGAGGGATTTTAAGTGGGTAACGAATTATCGGTTTTAGGACAGGTCAAGTCTTTTTTAAGTATGGACAATGTAAAAAAGAGGTTTTCGGATGTTTTAGGTGAAAAAGCACCGCAATTTATGACTTCAATTACGAACGCAATAGGCAATAGCAATCAATTACAGAAGTGTGATGCTAACTCTATTATGTCGAGCGCTTTAGTGGCTGCTACATATGATTTACCGATTGATAGTAATTTGGGATTTGCGGCTCTGGTTCCTTACTGGGATAGTAAATCTAAATCATATAAGGCACAGTTCCAAATGATGTATAAAGGTTTCGTTCAGCTTGCGATTCGTAGCGGAGTTTACGAAAACATGAATGTTTCGGAAGTTTATGAAGATGAACTCATATCTTACAATCCCATAACCGGAGAGCTGCAGTTTATAAGCGATTTTAGCGAATGTACACAGCGTAGAGACGGTAAGAAAGATAAAGTCATCGGATATTATGCATGGTTCAGACTTTTGACAGGTTTTAAGAAAGAATTGTTTATGACTACCGAAGAGTGCAGGAACCACGCAACGCAATATTCGGCAAGCTACAAAAAAGATTTAGAAAAAAATTGGACTAGCAGCAAGTGGTCCACAGACTTTGAAGCAATGGCAAAAAAGACTGTGCTTAAGCTCTTATTAAGCCGCTGGGGTGTATTAAGCGTTGAGATGCAGCGAGCAATACAGGACGATCAAAAGGTCTATGGCGATGACGGAAATGAGAGTTATGCAGACAATCCGGCAGAAAATAAACCGGAGACACTGGACCCGTTTGCAGTAACGGAAGAAAGCGAGGTCACAGATGATATTAACAGCTGAAAATTACTATACGCAAGAGGCAAATAAAGAGTTTTTATCCGTCAGTCAGTATAAGGATTTTATGGGGACTTACGGAATACCTGGTTGCGAAGAATACGCGCTTGCCAAAATAGACGGAACGTGGGTTGAGGATATGGAGGATTCCGATGCACTGATGGTTGGGTCCTATGTAGATGCACACTTTGAGGGAACATTAGGAGTATTTAAGGCGCAGCACCCATGCATGTTTAAAAAAGATGGTAGCTTGATGGCAAAATACATAAAAGCCAATGAAATGATTTCTCGGTGTGAGAGAGACACAAAGTTCATGGAGTTTATGTCCGGCGAAAAGCAAGTAATTATGACCGCTGAAATGTTCGGGGCGAAATGGAAAATTAAGATAGACAGTTACCATCCTGACAAATGCATTGTTGATCTTAAGACCTGCCAATCAATCACAAAGCATTTTTATCACAAAGATATAGGATATGTAAATTTTCTCGGTGAGTGGGGTTATTACATCCAGGGAGCAGTTTATCAAGAGGTTGTAAGGCTAAACACCGGTAAGCAGCTGCCATTTTATATCGCCGCAGTAAGCAAAGAAAAGGTTGCAGACATCGAGATAATCCAAGTCGAGCAGACCTTACTTGATGAGGCATTAGCAGAGGTAGAGACCAACACACCGAAGATTCTAATGCTTAAGAATAGAGAGATTGAGCCTATCCGATGCGGGACGTGTGATTACTGCAAGCAGACCAAGGTTTTAACAGGCCCAATTTGGTCAAGCGAATTGTTGGGTGAAGCGTAATGAAATCAATTATTCAGAGCGAAAAGAAATGTTTCTTTTGCGGTAAGGCCTCGAACCTCGAGGACCATCATATTTTCTTTGGAACTGCAAACCGCAAATTATCTGAAAAATATGGCCTTAAAGTGTATCTGTGCCCTTATCATCACAGGGGTAAAGGTGGACCGCACAGTAGCTTTATAGTTAACATGGCGCTGAAAGAGATTGCACAGAGAAAATTTGAGGAGACGCACAGCCGAGAAGAATTTAGAAACATCTTTGGCAAGAGTTATTTATAGAAAGTGAGGCAGTTATGACAATAGAACAAAATATAGCAGATATGCTGCAAAAGAAATTATCCGATGGAAGCATTGAAAAAATCATTGAAGAAAAGCTGACAAAATGTATCGGTGAGTGCATGGAAAACATGTTTAGGTGGAGTGGTCCAGCGAAAGCGCTTATAGAAGAAAAGTTGAAAGCAGTAATGATACCAGCCATTGAGGGATATGATTTTTCAAAATACACATTAAAACTTGATGCAGTTTTAGCAGAGATTGTAAATTTAACATCGCTACAAGACAATAAGAAAATTCTTGACAATTTTAAATCGCTTATGATCGAAGAAAATGAGGAAATGAAGTTATCTGACATATTTGATAAGTGGTGTGAATTTGGAGCAAAAGAAGTTGAAACAGACGGGCTAGAAGTTGAATATGACGATGGTGTGAGTTATGAATGTGTGGGTGTAGAGATGAATGTCGAGAACATAGAAAATATTGGCAGATATGGACCAGATAAGAAGATAGTGCGTTTTACTTGCGAGCATGACGAAAATATAAACTTGCAGTTTGAAATTTATAAGTATGATTTCATGAAAGGTTATGAGGTCAGCGGATACGGAAATTTCAACATCAACGGGCTTAAAAATCTCAACGATATGGATATTTTACTCATTAGATTAGGCAGAGAAGGAACAAAAATCACAGTAGATGAAGATTATCTCGAGGACAGCATAAGACCAGAAAAAGAGCCGGAACCTACATTTAGTTAACTAAGCACCACCGGGGTAAGTATAGCATATCACAAATGACCTACTTATCCCGATTATATAGACCTTCCGGGGGGCTTCGGCTCCCGGGGAAAGGAGCAACATGAACAGTAAAGACAAAGGCCGACGAGGAGAGCGTGAGCTTGCAAATAAATTAAAAAAATATGGTTATGACTGCCGGAGAAGCCAGCAGTACTGTGGAACCAATGGAGACGCTGACGTTGTAGGGCTTGATGGCATACATATTGAGGTTAAAAGGGTTGAGAGACTTAATATATACGATGCGATAGACCAGGCCAAGCGAGACAGCGGATCTAATGATATGCCATTTGGATATGATTTACCGGCAGTATTTCACCGCAAAAATAATTGCGAGTGGCTTGTAACCATGACGTTGGATGATTGGATCAATTTATATAGGGAGTGGTCTAATGGCAGATAAACGGATGTTTACTAAAAAAATTACAGAAAGTGATGCATTTTTAGATATGCCATTAAGCACACAAGCTTTGTATTTTCACCTCAATATGTCAGCAGATGATGACGGCTTTGTTAATAATCCTAAAAAGATACAGCGGATGATTGGAGCATCTGAGGATGACATGAAACTGCTGATTGCGAAGAGTTTTATCATTGTATTTGACAGTGGGATTATAGTGATAAAACACTGGAAAATGCACAATTACATACAAAATGACAGGTACAAGCCAACCGCTTACCAAGATGAAAAATCAATGCTGGCTCTCAAGGAAAACAAGTCATATACACTATTGGATACAGAATGTATACAAAATGGATACAGTTTGGATGCGCAGTATAGGTTAGGTAAGGATAGATTAGATAAGAGTAGAGTAGATAAGGATAAAGAAAAAGAAAAGAAAGAACCTGTTGTATACGACCCTGATGAATTGCTTAACCAATCAATTATTGACTTTATAGATTTCCGTAAAAAGATAAAGTCTCCAATGACGGACAGAGCTATTACCCTGATGCTAAGCAAGCTTAATAAAATGACTGATAATAACGACGAAAAGATTGAAATACTCAATCAGTCAATCATCAACGGTTGGAAAGGAATATTTCCGCTAAAGGAAACTAAGAGCAAAAGTTCATTTGATGATTTTCAGAAATTAGGTGAGGAGTGGTTAAGTGACAGAGCAAGAGTTCATGAAAATAGCGGCAACAATTAAAACTTCCTATCCGGCTGTAAACGTATTAAAGGACAAGGCATCAATGAATATCTGGTACATGATGCTAAGCGATATAGATTATAAGGTATGTCAAAATGCAGTACTCGAATTAATTAGCACCTTAAAGTTTCCCCCGACGATTGCAGAAATTAGGGAAAAATGTTCAATGCTTACGTCACTGCCCGTAAAGGATTGGGGAGAAGCCTGGGAAGATGTGCTGATGACTATTCGGAAATTTGGATATCCGCAAGAACTCGAAGCAATGAATAGCCTTGATGAGCTCACAAGAAAGTGCGTGAAAAGGATTGGTTATCAAAACATCTGCATGAGCGACAACATATCAGCTGACAGAGCAAATTTTAGAATGATTTACGAAACCGAAGCACAGAGGAAGAGAACGGATAATCAATTGCCTTTATCCTTAAAAACAGAAAAACAGATAATGCTAGATCGATTAATAAGTGAAACGTCAAAGCAAATCGAAGCAAAGGAGGACTTATGAATACATACACACTTATAGACAACGGCAAGACGATAGGCACAAAAATGACAGCCACAGAGGTCGCGGAAGTTACCGGAATGGGTAAAAAATCCGCTTGTGTTTACAGCAGCAGAGGCTACCTCTACAACGGCAGATACAAAGTCATCAAGGATGGGGAGATTGACCGTGTGCGCACACATAAGCTTGACATGGATTTGATTAGGGACTGGGACGATATGATGCAAGCGGCGGAGTTACTTAAGACCGGAAAAGGGCGGATCGTGGCAAGGAAAAAGGGGAAGAAGCGGATTAGATACGTGGAGGCGAAACGATGAAATTTTCACAAGATAATACCGACAACAGCAACTATCAGATTTTATAGCAACCTCATAAGAAGGAAACTATGATACAAATTATTAAAAGAAAGGAGTAAATTATGTTAATCAACCGTGAAGGATTTATAGTAAACCCATCAGAAATAGATGTAGTAGAGTGCATAGGAGGATTAGTAACAAAGTATGTTGTAAGACTTATTTTAGACCATGGCTATCGCAAAGAAGTAATAGCCGAGGAAGAATTTGAAGAAATACCAAACGATAACCAAATTAAATGGTGTTTGACGAAACATAAAAACGCAAGCTTTGCAGTAGTTGAAGAAATTTATAAGTTAGATGATCTACCGTTTTAAGAAAGGAGCAAATTATGTTAATCAGAAGTCAAGATAAGAGAAGTTTAATAAATGTCACTATTTGATTTTATAACAAATTAGAAAGGAAAAAAGTAATCCTAGGTAAAAGAGTGCACTCACTTAGACGTAAGTGATGAAAATAGATATATTTGATACAAGAAGAAAATATCAAACTATTTATGCCGATCCGCCATGGAACGAAAGTGGCGGAGGAAAAATAAAGCGCGGAGCTGATAGACATTATTCGCTCATGAAAACGAAAGATATCATAGCATTGCCAGTGCCAAAAATAGCAGATAATAATTGCCATTTATATTTATGGGTAACAAATAATTTTCTTAAAGATGGACTAGCAGTAATGGATGAATGGGGATTCAGATACATAACAGCCATAACATGGATGAAAGACAGGATAGGGTTAGGACAGTATTACCGAGGAATTACGGAGCATTGCTTATTTGGAGTTAAGGGCAAGCTGCCATATAAAGTTATAAATGATAAAAGGCAGCAAGGAAAGACAGGGTTTTACGCCGCAAAAACAATACATTCGGAGAAACCGATAGAAATGAGACAAATGATAGAAAAAGTATCTTATGAACCAAGAATAGAGTTATTTGCCAGGGAAGAAACAGATGGCTGGGATTGCTGGGGAAACGAAGTATGACAATAGATGAATGGTTAGTAATGTAATAGGAGGGATTAAATTGGACCTAGAGCAAAAGTCAATAGAGCGGCTGAAAATGGCAAGTGAAATGTCATTAAAATATTATGGCAAACCTCTCCTGCTTGCGTATTCCGGAGGAAAAGACAGTGATGTAATGCTAGAGATGGCAATCCGCAGCGGAATCCCGTTTGAGGTACAAAACAGTCATACAACCGCAGATGCGCCGGAGACTGTTCGACATATACGGAAAAAGTTTCGTGAGCTTGAACTCAAAGGGATTAAGTGCACGATTAATAAGCCGGTTTATCAAGGCAAAAGAATTTCGATGTGGACGCTCATCCCAATAATGGTATTCCCTCCAACCAGAGTATCAAGATATTGCTGTCAAGTACTCAAAGAGGGCGCAGGTGACGGGCGCATGGTTGCTACAGGAGTCCGATGGGATGAAAGTACCCAACGGAGCAATAGGGGGGGCATGGAAATCATAGGAGCCACCAAAAAGCAAGCTATTATCCTAACCAACGACAACGATACCCGGCGGAGATTTTTCGAGAAATGCGAAGTGCGGGCAGAGTCAGTTTGCAACCCGATAATTGAGTGGACGAACCGTGATATTTGGGAATTTATCCGTTCGGAGAAAATTGAAACAAACCCATTATATCAATGTGGATTTGACCGTGTAGGTTGTATTGGATGCCCGCTATCAGGCAAACAAAGATACTTTCATTTTCGAAAGTATCCGAAGTACAAAAATCTATACATAAGAGCCTTTGACCGCATGATACAGGAGAGGTTAAGGCGAGGACTTGAAACACAGTGGAAAACCAGCGAAGAAGTATTTGCGTGGTGGATGAACGAGGATATAAATCAGATGAAACTAAGCGATTTTATGGATATGAACCAGGAGGGATGATATGCGAGAAACAGACAATAAATCCGCAATAGATTTCGCTACGAAAGAAACTATACCGCTATACGAACCAACCTACAGAGAATTAGTAACACTGTCAAAAGCAAATATAAGGCAGTTACTTACAATCGGAATTGCTGACAGCGATGAACACATAGAAAAGCATTTCGGCGGTGAAATTGGACTCATTGAAACCATACAAGGTTATATTGATTTGACAGAGGGATTAATTGATTTATTTAAAAAGGAGGTGCAGCAATGAGATTAATTGATGCGGATGAGGTTATAAGGCAATTAGAAGCCGAAAGAGATCTAATACTACCGAGTACGGGGCAATATTACCATGATCGGTTTGCTAGAAATAATTATAATCATGTGATCAAAATTGTGAAAGGAGCTGTCAAGGATGAATAATAATAGTTTAAAACCATGCCCTTTCTGCGGTGGAAATGGCGTAAGAAAATTAATCAAGCCATATCGAAAGATTAAAGGCAGAGGGCAATCCTATCTTGCTATAATCGGGTGCGAAACAATCGGATGCACTGTAGAGGTATCGCAAGCCGGATTCACCAGAGAAGATGCATGGAATTATGCAGAAAGCAGATGGAACAACCGAGCAACGAAAGGAACGGTCAGGGGGAATGATATAGAAAAAGCTATTGAAATCCTAAAGAGAAAAACAACAATACCGAACAAAGATGAAAGTTGGACAGATATTGACAAAGCTTATGATGCCGCTATATCTGCCTTAGAAGCACAGCAAGCCAATAGGTGGATACCGGTAACTGAGAGGATGCCAGAGTGTGAGGAAGAGGTTGAGGCCACCATTGAAAGACGTATGGGAGATAAAACATTTAGGCTTACCTGCCGCGCATTTTATGAGGACGGAACAATATGGAGTGAGGACAGCGGATATGGCTGGGGAGATTTTGACGACATGGAATATGATGAAGAGCGTGAAGATTATAAGATCTCAAAAGGATGGTTTGAAGCTGTTACTTATGCGGAGGAATTTAGAGCGATTGATGATTTTGTGGTTGCTTGGAGACCAATTTCAGAACCGTGGAAGGAGGAGGCTTATGAAGATAACAGTGAACGGTAATTTATGTGAGATTAAACCTATATGGTCGGAAATGCAAAACACCCCGGCTGAACGTATGTATACGCTCAAAATTAAATGCTGTGCAAACAAAGTTTTGAGCGTATATGAAAAAAATAAGATCTGTGATGCTGTGGAATGTATATTTTTAAAGAACAACCCAAGGGTAGAGGGGTAATAAAAATTAACAATTTATTAAACGGAATATATTTAAAAGGTTTAGGAACATTTGAGGGGAATAAAGTCGAGGTTATTAGCAAAATCTACGAAAACCCAGAACTGCTATTGGAGGTATCGGAATGAGTTTAACAGAGCAAATCTGCACAAACAATACATTAGGGTGTGTAGGCCACAAAGATGGCAAATGTCATTCTATAGAAAATTGCAAGTACAAGGTAGAACAACCTGTAATCACCATCGGAAATAAAATCCGAGAGAGCAACGAGAGTTTGGCAGAGTTTATCAAAACCGTAACTGATAAGTGTATCATTGGGAGTTGCCGAACGTGTCCAATATACAAGGCTTGTGACCAGATGGAGAATAAAGATGATTTAGTAAAATATTTTAGCCAACCATATACGAAATAGGAGGACTACATATGCGTAGGGACTTAACAAATCAGAGTGGATATTTTTGTCCTACTGAAAATAAGGCAATAAAAAACACAAACAGTATCATAGATGAACTGGCAGAAATTAAAGCAATTCAAAAAGAGCAAAAGCGGAGAAGTACCGTATATAAGAAAAAAGGACCAGCACAAACACCGCCGAAACAATCTGACGAGAACTTAAAGAAAGCAAGGCAATTATTTAGCGCCTTATGTTGCATAGCTGGAATGATGGATTGCACCATTGAGGATATAACGATTAAAGCAAAAGGCGATTCGGACAGATATAAGACAACTGGAGAAAAACGAGTGATTGAGAGGGTTGTTAAATGAGTATAGTGCTAAGCGATACGGTAAAGCAAAAAATAAAAGACTATCATAGGTATCATGGCGATAAGTCAGTCAAGATTGTAAGGGTGATACAGGATAGCGAAGGTTACGATGCGGTACTTGTCAGAGTTACTGACAGTCATGGAGATAGATATTCATGTATTGATTTTATGGATTCAGAGGGTGATTTTTCAGAGTTTAATAGCGTGGAGATCGAACGCGAGTTAGAAATGGTTGAAAATTTTGAAAGAGATGAGGAGGTATCGGAATGAGTTTAATTGAGAAGATAGATGCGGAGATAGCAAGGCTACACGAAGAACAGAGAACTATGCGATCGGGAGTTGATGCAGAAAGAGTATGGCTGAAGATAGACGAAGCTGAGAAAATTAAGGAGTTTGTTTTATCCGAGCAAAAAGAACCATGCAAAGGCTGTCAGCACGATGGAGAGTATGAGAATGAAGTAGAGTACGGTTATCCTAGTCCATGTACTCAATGTAAAAGAAGATGTAGCGACAATTATCTCAACCAACCGTATATGGAATAGTTAGCGAAATTATCATTTATGGAGGTAAAGGTATGGTAATAAAACTGAATACATCTGACATTGTCAATGCCATTAAGCAAATGTCCAATGAAGAGAAGAAAGAACTTTCAAAACACATTTGTAAAGACGAAGTTATTATGCAAGAAGCCAATCAGCATTATTATGATGTGCTTACAGCAAGAGAGAATATAATCAAAAAGCGTGAAGCTTTGCTTGATAAGTACATTAATAAATTTGGTAAGTTAAACTAAAAGTTAGCCTATGAAGGGAAATAACCATATCGGCGAAGCCAACGAGATGGTATTAGAAGGGAGATAGCCTATGCCAGATAGATGTGTATGTTGTGGAGCCATCATCCCAGAGGGCACTCAAGTGTGCATAAATTGTCTGAATGGTTGTAATGAGTGCGGATGGGAGAGTAAAGAGAATTGTAAGACTTGTAGGATGGGGAAGAAGCTTGAAGAGATACTTGATAGGGAAGTTGAGAGGATAAAGGGGTGAGAAATTGCCAAATAGAAGAGATTTATATTTAAATAAATACGAAATAGACACAGATCACTACAGAGAGCTATTCTACTTTTGCAAACAGTATCAGAGCCGACAGGATGAAATTAACAGTCTCTACGGATTGTCGGAGATATGCCAGGACGGAATGCCGAAAGGAAACAAGATAGGCAGCCAGACGGAAAGTAAAGCAATTAGAATAGACAAGCTTAGACGAGAGAATGAACTGATAGAACAAACAGCTATCGAAGCAGACTCCTATATTTATCAATACATAGTCAAGAACGTAACGCAAGGAATAAGCTATGAGTACATGGACGTACCGTGTGGCAGGAGACAGTTCTATGAAAAGCGAAGATTGTTTTTTAAATTACTGTCAGGTAAGAGATAAAAAGGGTAACACAGAGGACATAGTCAAGATATATAATCGCTATAGTGATAAGATTATAACAAAGGCTTCATGATAACTCCTTAATATATATACGGCCGTTGAGTGTCACAGCTTGACGGCTGACTAAGTGGCAAGCGATACCAGCGTAAGGCAAACCGCAGTATAAGTAAACACAGAGTAAACTGTAATATCCTGCATAAGTCTTATAAACTCCGGATAGACGGTAACTGATATCATGGCGATAAAGGCCAGCCGCTACGGCCACCAATATTTTTAATATAGGCACTCATGCTTAGCCGAGAGGACAGCGAGCAGACCATGGGCAGGGACAGAAGATGAAGGCGTTGTATACCGTGCAATTTTAACAATGGAGTAAAAACTATAAAGGGCATCCTTCGGGGTGCTTTTTTCATACAGCAAAACGAACACGATTGAGGTGGTGATCATTGAATGAAGTAAGAGCACCAAATTATGAATTAGCTGAAACCGATTATATGGATGGTATGAAATATAAAGACATTGCCAAGAAATATAATGTATCATTAAATACAGTTAAATCCTGGAAGACCAGATATAATTGGTCCAGGGATGCAAAAAATGGTGTGCATACAAAAAACAAAAAGGTGTGCACACAAAAAGGTGGGCAGCCCGGCAATAAGAATGCAGTAGGGAATAAAGGCGGTGCAGCTCCGGAAGGAAATAAGAATGCGGAGAAACATGGTTTCTTTGCTAAGTGGCTGCCTGAGGAAACAAGAGAGATTATGGGTGCTATTCAATCAGCGGATCCGCTTGACCTGCTGTGGGATAATATACAGCTGCAGTACACTGCTATTATCCGGGCACAGAAGTTGATGTATGTTAAGGACCAAAAGGATAAGACAATAGAAAAGATAGAGCATGGATATGGCGAGACTTCAGAAAAGAATAAGTGGGAAGTACAACAGGCCTGGGATAAGCACGCAACCTTTCTTCAGGCCCAATCAAGGGCTATGAAGACGCTGGAGAGCATGATTAAGCAATATGATGATATGGTTCATAATAGCTGGGAAAAAGCTTCAGAGGAACAGCGATTGCGTATTAGCAAGCTCAAATATGAGGTGTCTCAGCTTTCCGGAGGCGATGAGGGTGATACTGGCATAAAAGACTTCCTGAAAGTTATTAATCCTTCCGAGGACGATATCAAAGGCTTATTTGCGGATGAGGTGATAGAAGATGGCGAAGAAAATCCGGAAGAATAAAGCATTTCAATTTAAGCCATTTTCATCTAAGCAATTAAAGCTAATGAATTTTTGGCGGGAAGGATCGCCATTTGCTGATGTGGATATGTGTATAGCAGATGGATCCATCCGATCTGGTAAGACTATCGCTGATATATGCAGCTTCCTCCAATGGAGCCAAGAAACATACCAGGACGGAGAGAGCTTTATACTGGCCGGCAAAACAATGGGAGCATTAAAGCGTAACGTTATCAAGCCTATGTTGCAAATATTAACTGCATGGCAGTGGAGATATAATTACAATCGATCCGAAAATTTTATTGAAATTGGCAACAGCACATATTTTATGTTTGGTGCCAACACCGAAGCTTCACAGGATGCACTGCAAGGCTTAACAGCAGCTGGAGCCTATGCAGATGAAGCAGCTTTATTTCCTAGATCATTTATTGATCAGATGATTGGTCGATGCTCCATTGATGGTGCTAAGATATTCTTGAACTGCAACCCAGAAGGACCTCACCACTATATCAAGGAAGAGTTTATTGATAAGGCTAAAGAAAAAAATATTTATCATCTGCACTTTACCATGGATGACAATCTTACATTATCGCAAAAGGTTAAAGATCGATTTAAGAGAATGTTTACCGGTGTATTCTTTAAACGCTTTATCCTTGGGTTATGGGTGGCAGCCGATGGACTAATATATCAGCAATTTGCGGATGAAACAGAGAGCTTTGTTATAGATGATGAGTGGCTGAAAAAGCATCCGATCATATATGGCACAATAGGGGTTGACTTTGGAGGTACAGTATCAGCACATGCATTTACCTTTACAGGGTTCACTAAAGGCTTCAAGTACGTTGTCACGGTAAAAGAATATTACAAAAAAGAGAGAATCAGTCCTGCGACCTTAGAGGCTGATTTTGTTGATTTTGTAAAGCAAATCCAGAGTAAGTACAAATGCTACGAAGCATATTGCGATAGTGCAGAACAGACGCTGATCAGCGGATTTGAAGCAGCCGCAATCAAGGCTGGAATTGCTATAGATATTAAGAATGCAATTAAAGGACCTATTAATGACCGAATAGCTTTTTATAATTCGATGATGTCACAGGGCAGATACAAAATACATGATTCATGTAAACATACCAGAGAAGCCCTGGAACAAGCGGTATATGATGAAAAGAAAGCAACTAAAGATGTCCGACTGGATGATGGCCAGATGAATATTGATAGCTTGGACGCTATGGAATATTCGACTGAGAGCATTCAGGATGATATTTTATACATTAATGCGGCATAGGTGAGGTGAGAACAATGATAAGCATACAAGAATATTTAGAAAAGAAAGAATATAATGTAGCATCTGATGAGACTACGCAGCATATTGACGAATGGCAGGACTGGTACGAGGGTTATGTTAAGGACTTCCACCATTATACTGTTTACAACGGTATCGAAATGGTTGGTAAAGACCGCTATGCGCTTAATATGGCTAAGACAGTATCTGAGGACTGGGCTAACCTCCTACTCAATGAAAAGGTAAAAATTTATACTGGCACCGACTTTGATAAGCAGCTTGATAATGTTTTTGAATATAATAATTTTCGTGTCAAAGGTAATCAGCTGATAGAGCTTGCTTTTGCGTTGGGTACCGCCGCATTTGTCGAATATTTGGACGCTGATCAGCAAGTTATTATAGATTTTATCCGGGCAAGTATGATCTTTCCTTTATCCTGGGACAATGGATACGCCAATGAGTGTGCATTCGGATCTATGCGTGAGAGGGATGGCAAAAAGCAATACTACATCCAGATACACAAACAGGACGAGCAGGGCTTATATATTATCGAAAATCATATTGTTGATGCTGAGGACGGTAGAGATATTGATCTTGACGAGAATATGCTTCCTGAAGTAAAAACGGGTTCATCCGATCCTCTATTTCAGATTGTCACCCCAAATATAGTCAATAATATTGATTTGGATAGTCCTCTTGGCATATCAGTGTATGGCAATGCTATTCCACAGCTAAAAGGCTGCGACATTGTGTATGACTCATATATAAACGAATTTGAGTTAGGCAAAAAGAAAATTATGGTGCCTATCAGTATGGCCAGAGTAAAAATGACTGAACAGGGAACTATGCAGCCGGTATTTGATAAAAACGATTCGGTTTTCTATGCGTTCCCTGATGATAGCCGCGGAGAGGGTAAAAACAAAATTGAGAGTTTTGACCCGGACATCCGGGCAGACCAGCATGACCTTGGTATTAATAAAGTGTTGGATCTCCTGAGTTTTAAGTGCGGTATGGGTACTGGTAGATATAGGTTTGAAAATGGAGCAGTTAAGACGGCTACAGAGGTCATATCGGATAAATCTGATTTGTATCAATCCCTTAAAAAACATGAGATAGTTTTAGACAGTGCCCTTAAAGGATTAGTAAGGGCAATAGCCTTTTTATCTGAAGCAGAGGTCAAAGATATCAATATAGATTTTGATGATAGCATCATTGAAGACAAGCAGAGTGAGAGACAGACCGACAAAGGTGATATTGCCATTGGTGCTATGACCCTACTTGATTACCGGATGAAGTGGTACAACGAAACCGCAGAGGAAGCAGCTAAACATATTAATGAGCCGGCTGATATTATTCCGTAGGAGGCGATAAGCAATGTTTACACCTTCACAGCTAGAGCAAATGCCGATTGAGATTGAGCGCAGAATGCTAGATCTTCAACAGCGCATCATGGAAGACATTATTCGTCGGATCCGTATCAATGATGAGATTACCAGATCGGCTGATTGGCAGATATACCGAATGGTTCAGATGGGGCAAAGTACAGAGTACATACAGAAGCAAATACAACGGGCTTTAAAACTTACCGACAAAGAGATTAAAGATTTGTATGAGGGTGCTATTCAATCAGGGTACGTAAGGGATGAGAAGATTTATAAGGCGGTTGGAAAAGACTTTATCCCATTCAAGGAGAATGCAGAACTACAGCAACTTATTCAGGCAACTATATTACAAACTAAGTCCGAAATGGTTAATATATGCCAATCACTTGGATTTACGATTGAGTTAAACGGTAAGATGGTATTCACACCTATGGCTCAGTATTATCAGAAAGTACTAGATGAAGCAGTCTTAGGAGTGACAACCGGAACGTTTGACTATAATACGATGCTAAAAAAGGTTGTTAATGAAATGACCAAGAGCGGACTACGGACAGTGGATTATGCTTCTGGATGGAGTAATCGCATTGAGGTAGCAACTAGGAGAGCTTTAATGTCAGGTGCCATGCAAGTAACCAATAAGATAAATGACTTCAATGCTGACGAATTAGGAACAGACAAATTCGAGGTTTCATGGCATGCAACTGCAAGACCTTCACATCAAGAATGGCAAGGCAGAATTTATACTAAACAGCAGTTAACTGATATATGCGGACTGGGTAGTGTTACTGGATTGATGGGAGCTAATTGTTATCACTCTTATTACCCATTTATTGAGGGCGTGTCTGAAAGACAATGGACAGATAAACAACTTGATGAGATGAATTCCAAAGAAAATGCTATAAGGGAATATAATGGCAAGGGATACACCACTTATGAAGCCACTCAAAGGCAAAGACAGCTTGAAACGCTCATGCGTAAACAGAGACAAGATATTAAGTTGCTTAAGTCAGGTGAAGGGTCTGAAGACGATATTCAGACGGCGCAGATTAAGTACAGAAATATGATGGCACAGTATAAGAGGTTTTCCGAAGAGATGAACCTCCCTCAACAGAAGGAACGCATTTATTTAGACGGCCTCGGAAAGGTGGCGTGAGGTGTGAATGATAATGAACACATTAAGATAGGCAATAATCGATTTATATTTCTTTATGTCTCACAATTTTAGAAATTATTTTATTGATTGCGATATTGTTTCGATTTATCAAGTAGAGAGGCGGTGATCCACTTATCTCCCAATTATGGGTTAAATAGTAGACTGGAGCTATATGCAATCTGAACCAACAACAATAAGTACCATAGTACAAGCCATGGATGGAAGTTGCTATGAGGTATTAAATAGCATAGCAGAAATGGAAAACATGATGTTTGATGATTTTATCAAACCAGATACATTTATTAAATTATTATTTCCTGATGGGGTTGTACTCAACATGAGAAAAAGCTATATTGTAGCATTTTATAAGTCGGAGTAAAAACTTTGGCTTATTTTTATGTCCATAAACTTGCTGGTGACTTTAAACTGCGTGGAAAATTGATAGCCGACAGGCTTTAAACGGAGGAATGATTATGATTAAAAAAGAATTATTAAAAGAAAATGAGCCTTTATTAAAATACAATTTGCAGTATTTCGCTGATAAAGGCGGCGGTGACGGCTCCGATGATGCTGGTGATGGTGACGACAACCAGGATAAGGATGGACAGGACGATGATCCTGCTGATGAAGGATCTGACGATAAGTCAAAAAAGTCGGATAAAAAGAAGTACTTTACCCAGGCAGAGCTTGACGAAGCAATTAAAAAACGTCTGAAGAGAGAACGGGAGAAAGCTGAAAAGCAACAGACTGCTAAAAAAGATGATAAATCAGAGGATAATTCTGCTGATAAAAAGGCAGCTGAAAACAATGAGAAGCTGACCGCACTCGAGGAGAAGGTACTTTGCTATGACCATGACATAGCGAAAGAATATGTCAGAGAAGCAATTGCTCTGGCTAAAGCCTATATTGATGATGATACCGACATGGATGAGGCATTAGAAAAAGTAACTAAGAAATTCCCTCAATTCGTTAAAGGGTCCGGCAAGAAGAAGGACGACGATGATGACGATGATGAGGACGAAACTGATAATAGGGGTTCATGGGGGCAGAGACAGAAAGGCTCATCTAAAAAGACAGATGGAGTCGAAGCTGCTTTCCTTCGAAAAAATCCCGGTCTTAAAATTGATTAAAGAAAGGTAATAGGTGAATTATATGGCACATTTACACCAGGAAAGATGGTCAAAATTAGTTTTGGCTAAATTAAGAAATATCCTTTGCTTAAAGGATGGGGTAGTATTTAACAACGACTACGAAGGTTCCCCTGCAGCTGGATCAGTTAAGATCCCTGTACGTGATGGCGAGGTTGTCGTATCAGATTACGATAAGGCAAACGGTATTCAGGGAACTCATGGATCCACGTCTTACGAGACCATGATCATTGATAAGGATAAGGCTGTCAATGAAATTATTGACGGCTATGATGCTAAGGCAGTGCCTGATAATCTGGTCGCTGATCGTTTAGACTCTGCAACTTATGGTATGCAGGAACAAGTTGATACTGATGGTGGTACTGCTTTATTGGCAGCTGCTACAGTAGAGAATGAAACACTGCTTACTTCCGAAAATATCTATGATAAAATCGTAGACCTGAGAACTCGCATGACCAAAGCAAAAATTCCGAATGATGGCAAGAGATACTTGCTTGTAACTCCTGATACGATGTCCTTAATCCTTAAGGATAAAGAACATTTTATCAAGGCAACAGATCTAGGCGATCAGGTTGTCGCAACAGGGGCAGTTGGTAAGATTGCTAACTTCCTCGTAATCGAGTGGAATGATACCACTGCAAATCTTGCTATGCTTGCAGGACATCCTCGTTTCGCTACCAGAGCTATGGAGTTTGCTGTACCGATTAAGGTACAGGATTTATCCGGATCTGGTAAGTACATCGGTGCATCTGCTGTACAGGGCAGAAATGTATACGCTCATAAGGTGCTTAGAAGCGTAGCAATCAGAGCGGTTTATGCTCCCGGTTCTCTTACGATCGCTTTAGCAGCTGGTGCAACCGCTGGAACCACAATCGCAACGGTAACCGGTGGATCTGGTACGCTTAAATATACTATCAATCCGTCTGCTAGGGCAACTTTTAATGAGACCTCTACAGCTTACGGCGGTACTGCATTAACATCCGGCACAACCGAAATCCCAGTAACTGCAGGACAGGTTATCGAAATTGTTGACATTGTTAGCTCTAAGGTTGCTAAGGTTGGTTATATTACTGTAACAGCCGATATGATCAAAACGGCGTAATCTAATACAGGAGGGCGGTGCCAATGACTAATTATGCAAACTATGCATATTATACCGACACATACAAAGGGGCAGTTATTGACACTGTCTCTTTTGATTTGTATGCCAGGAAAGCCACACAGGAGATTAAGAAGTATACCTTTAATCGAGTACAGGATGATAATATTCCTGACGAGGTTAGGATGTGTTGCTGTGAGCTTGCAGAATTGATTTTTAAGCATGATAAAGGTTCCGACAAAGAAAACATTGCATCTGAAAAAGTAGGCGGTTATAGTGTGACGTATGCAGACAAAAACGCGTTAGAGCAGAAATTCATCCGCAGAACCAACACCATAATTGAAGATTGGCTATGGGATACCGGCTTATTGTATAGGGGGCAGTGATATGTACACCAATGCAGATATAACCGTATACACTCATACCGATGGATATAAAAGGCACGAAATAAAAGGCGTATTCTGGGATGAGAGTAAACAATCCAATATGATAAAAAGTGGCTTAACTACAATAGATTCCGTTACAATTTATGTCCCATTTGATAGCATACCTTCCGGGGTTAATTTTACAACTGCAAAAGACCATATCATCAAGGGCGTTGTCAATGATGAGATCGATAATTCTCCGCCGCAGGCCTATTCTGCAAGCCTTAATGCATTAAAAGCAAAATATGATGTGTATACGCTCTCTATATGTGATAAAAAAGACTATGGTAGCGAAGACATGAGACATTACGAGCTGTCGTGTAAGTAGGTGATAACGTGGAATTTAACGGGCAATTTAATATCAAAGCAACGGATTTATTGCTTAAAGACCGTGGGCTTGAAGATATGGGGTCGGCCCAGAAGTTCATTGATAGCGAGTGCATCCGGCTAATGGCCCCTTACACTCCATACAGAAACGGAATGCTTGAGGAAAGCGCTACTCTAGGCACAAAGATTGGGTCTGGTGAAATCAACCAGATTAGTCCGTATGCACGATTTCAATATTACGGCAAGGTGATGGTTTCGCCCATAACCGGCAGCCCATGGGCGGCAAAAGGAGAAAAGAAGGCCCTTACTGATAGAGATCTACAGTATGACGCAAGCAACCATCCTCTGGCCGGTAAGATGTGGTTTGATCGTATGGTAGCAGATCATAAGGATGATATCCTGAATGGTGCAAGGAAAGTAGCAGGTGCAGAATGAATATTATTGAATTAGTAAAGCAGATACTTACTGATTATCCAAGAATATCGGAGTTTACGAATGAAATAAATGTAGACTTTACGGATGGCACTCCAACAAACTTTGGCTTATCCTCCACCGGTGACCAGCTTGTGAGAGAGGATATCCTTGGGAATCAGATAAGGCGACACAATTTTGTACTGTATGCTCTTAATCAGTCATTTACAAATTATGACCGGTTGGCAAACAGTACTTTTTTATTGGATCTAACTTATTGGCTCGAACAGTACAATCAGGAGGATCAAATAGAGGTAACAATAAATGATAAAACTGTATCCGGTAAACTCCTAGGATTAAGCAGTGCTAATGCCATGCTTTACATGGTACCGACAGGCGATATTAACGACGGAGTAACTTATCAGATACAGATTTACGCAAAGTATAAATTAGAAAGCGAGGGATTTTAATGGCAGAAGTTACGGGCAAGATCAAACGGAAATATATGGCACATTTTATTGATGCATCTCCTACGTCCGGGACACCGAGCTACGAAAGACTTGGCAAAGACTTGGAAGAATACACAGTCGAAATGAATGCCAATGTAGATACAAAGCAGAATATCTTAGGCGAAAGCTCGACACTAATTGACGGATATGAGCCACAGGCATCTGTAGAGCCTTATTACGCTGAAGCAGGCGACCTATTGCATGCGAGACTACAGAAAATCGTGGATGATAGGCAGACGCTTGACGAGCTGAAAACCACAGTGTTAGAAGTACACTTGTGGGAAGAGGATGCGACAAAACCAGGTAGCTTTACAGCTTATAAAGAAGATGCAATTATCGAGGTTGTAAGCTACGGCGGGGACACGACGGGGTACCAGATACCATTTAACTTGCATCACATTGGCAATAGGGTGAAGGGACTATTTGACGTGGCAACAAAGACTTTTACAGCAGACTAATTAGTCTGTATTTTGCGGGCGGCAGCAACCTCCTCCGTCGCCCATATAAAGGAGTGATGTTATGCAAAGTATTAAATTTGATGATGGATTTAAAGAGTTTATGATAAATGATGATCCAAGTAGGGTAATAAGGTTTAATCCGGCAGATTACGGCATATTGGAAAGGCTTAATACCGTGCAGAAAGAGATTGCGAAAGAAGTAGATGCCTTGCTTGAAGACATTGACATAAAGCCCGATGGCTCTCCGGACGTACCGGATGATGATTTCGAAGCGGCTGCTGAAATATTATCCAAGGCCAGAAAGATGATTTGCGATAAAACGGATTATATTTTTGGCAACCCTGTATCTGAGGCGGCATTTGGTACGCAATCCCCGCTTTCGAGCGTAAAAGGGTTACCACTCTTTGAACGGTTTATCCGGGCGGCTCAACCATTTATTGAAAAGGAAGTTATTGCAGAACAGAAAGCAAGCCAGAAGAGGATTAGCAAATATACAAGCCAGGTGAAATAATATGATTGGACAGTTACCAAGGCAATTAAATGTAAACGGCATAGATAGAGCTATTCGGAGCGATTACCGGGTGGCTCTTTTAATTTTTCAGGCTTATGCGGATCCGGAACTGTCGGACCAGGAAAAGGCAATGGCAATGATGAGGTGTCTGTATGAGGACCTTGATAGTATTCCTCCGGAGGATTACCAAGAAGCTTACGACAAGGCTATCTGGTTTTTAGATGGTGGGTCCCAACAGGAAGATGATAAATACCGGTCTGCAAAAAAGATAATAGATTGGGAGCAGGATGAGCAAATAATATTTTCTGCTGTAAATAAAGTCGCGGGGAGAGAAACAAGAGCGGCCGAATACGTGCATTGGTGGACTTTCATAGGATTTTTTAACGAAATTGGAGAAGGCCTCTTATCAACTGTAATATCAATCCGGCAGAAGATAAATAAGAGAAAAAAGCTTGAAAAATATGAACAAGAATTTTACAGAGAAAATAAAAGCCTTATCGATTTAAAGACCAGACTAACAGAAGAAGAACAGGCAGAAAAAGAGTATTTTGAAAAGCTCTTGATGTAAGTGAGGTGAGGACATGGCAGATGGCAGCTTAAAATTTGATACTAAAATAGACACAGATGGATTTGAAAAAGGCACTAATACCCTTAAGGGCATGATGGACCGTGTGGTATCCTCGATAAAAAAAGCAGGAAGCGGGGTTGCAAGTGCTTTTTCCGATTCTGGATCTATTGATGGCACAAATGCAAAAATAAAAGCACTTGTGGATGAGATAGACCAATATAGAGATTCGCTGTACTACCTTGAAAAGCAAGGGCTATATTTTGGTGACACAGAATATGACGATACATATCAAAAGTTATCTTTAGCTGAACGTGCGTTGAATGATTACAAGAAAAGCCTATCCGGCGTAGACGGACAGCAGAAAAAAGCCACATCATCCGCTAAACGGTTTGGATCATCCTTAAAGCAAACAACTAAAGCCTCTATCCCGCTTACAAAAAGCATTATCAAGCTGTCCAGCATGTTTAAGCTGTTAGTTGTGCGCATGGGTATGCGAGCAGTTATCCGATCAGTGCAGGAGGGGTTCCAGAACCTTGCGCAGTATAGTAAACAATCCAACAAAGATATATCTGCTTTAATGACGTCACTGCAGACCTTGAAAAACTCGTTCGCAACAGCTTTTGCGCCAATACTTACGGTTGTTGTGCCTATATTAAAAACTCTTATCGGATATCTGTCAGAGGCTATAAGTACTATAGGGCAATTTTTTGCAGCGTTTTTAACCGGTGCAACTACATTTACAAAGGCAAAGGACGCACAAGTTGATTATGCCAAGTCATTGAAAAAGACCGGTAAAGAGGCAAATAAGACGCTATCACCGATTGACAAGTTAAATAATGTTGGAGACGATAGCGGTGGAGGTGGAGGATATGAAGCACCTTCCCCGGCTCAAATGTTTGAAGAGGTAACTATCGATAGCAAGATTATTGACTATGCAGGCAAGGTAAAAAATGCTTTAAAACCCGTAATATCAGCATTCGATGAACTAAAAGAAGCACTTGATCCAATCGCAAAGTTTACATTTAACAGCATAAAAAGTTTTTACAACGATGTATTAAAGCCAATCGGAAAATGGGCGTTGGGAGAGGGAATCCCCGATTTGATAGAAGCACTTAAAAACCTACTTAGTGGCATTAATTGGGATAAGCTTACAAATGCAATATCAAAACTTAACAAAGCTCTTGGACCGCTTGCGGTATCTGTAGGTAAGGGGTTTGTAAAGTTTGTTAAGGATATCACAAATCTGCTCAAGCCGGTTTTGGCAAAAATAATAGACCTACTGGCGGATGCAATATCGAATCTCGCGGATATCTTAGGCAATGTTGATCCCAAAACATGGGAGGATGTGGGATACGCTATAGGCGTAGTAGGCACAGCGATTGCCGGGATTAAAATAGCAAAGGGACTGCCGGCACAGTTAACCGAACTAGGGATTGCGCTATCCTCTGTCATCACATCATTGTCATACTTGACATACATGAATCCGGTTGCGCTGCCGGCACTTTTTGATTTATTGGGCTTAGATGATTGGCTAGATGACTTATATAAGAGATTGCCACAATGGATAAGGAAATTGTGGGAAGGCTTTTGGCAGATGCTTTATGACCTAGCGCTTGATGTGTTTAACTTCGATGAAACATTCAAAATATGGGAAAGAGTTGCTCAGGCATTTAGGGATGCAAGTGATGCAGACACATGGTGGGAAATAGGCGCAGATATCATCAATGGCATTTTCCTTGGGATTGCCGGTATATTGTCGTTTCCGATAGAGGTTGTATACGACTTTTTCGATACCTTAGTCAAAAACATTAAGAAAGTGTTTGGGATTGCTAGTCCCGCAAAAAATATGGAGCCAATGGGTAGATACATACTGTTAGGAATACTGGAGGGCTTCAGAAATACCATAAAGGATTGGATAAGTGCTATTGCCGATTGGGGCAAAATCACGAAGGAAAAGTTCGGCATAGCAGCAAGCAATGTATGGTCTGCAATCAGAGAGCCATTTTCCAATGTTAAAACATGGTTCTCTGGTAAATTTAAAGATGCGTGGGAAGCAATCAAAAAGATATTTTCCCCTGCCGCAGGCTGGTTTAACGGGATATGGGATGATATCAACACAGGGTTCAGCAAAGCTATGTGGCGGCTGAAAGACTTAGCTATAGCCCCGCTTAATGCCGTAATAGGATTGCTTAATAGGATGATTGATGCGATAAATAGCATTAGTTTTAGCGTGCCAGATTGGGGATGGCTTCCGAGCAATATAAGAGGGCAGAACGTTGGTTTTAATATCAAAAATATACCCAAACTGGCAACCGGTACCGTGGTGCCCGCAAATTACGGAGAGTTTTTGTCTATCCTCGGAGATAATCGGCGAGAGCCAGAAGTTGTATCCCCGATCGGTACACTTAAGCAGGCAGTCAGGGAAGTCGCGGAAGAAATTGGTGGCTTAGGCGGAGGAGACATTAATCTTAATGTATTTCTTGAGGGCAAACAGATATATAGCGAAGTGGTTAGGCAAGATAGATTGTATAGAAAATCATCCGGTGGTAAATCGGCATTGGTACATTAAGGAGGGG